GGATTTTCTGCACGATTGGTGTGATCGTCATAAAAGCGTTGTGGAATAACTGCAACAAACTTAGTTGTGCTGTTCATTACGCACCTGCCTTTTCTGCAAAACGCTTAACCTGATCTTCGTAAGCAGCAAGGCACTTTTTGCAAATTGAATTAACTGGAATATAAGTATCGCTAATTGCCCAGTTATATGACTGGCGCATTGAACTGCGTGAATAAGTAGCACCGTGAAGAAGATGATTTGCAACAACATCACCAGCAGAAATATGAACTAACTTTCCACCGCGACCTTGGCGCATAAATGTTGTTTTCTCATCTTGCAATCCTGTACGAATTTCTTGAATTGTAATTACTTGTTCCATTTTCTTACCTTTCGTTCTATTGGGCCGTTTCCCAATAAGACAACAGTAGCACCCGTATATACAGATACCTACCATTTGGCACATTTATTTGTAACGATTTGGTAACGATTTACGCCTAGTTTGTCCACAGCCTGTGGATAACTACCTATCTTGCCCGATACCCCTACAATTTGCCTATGACCACCGTAATCGCCTTCCAAGGGCCTGATTTTGCCATCCTGGGGGCAGATTGCCAGATTACAGACGGTGATCGGCGCATCCTCTCGCCCAGCACGCCTAAGATCGTAAAGATCGGCAGATACTTGTTAGCCGTTAGAGGCGATGCTCGGCCAGGGGATGTTCTTATGTATTCCTGGAAACCGCCTACCTACGATGGCAGCGACCCAATAAAATTTATAGGCAAGAAAATCATTCCCAGCATTATTAACGCGTTTAAGGCCAACAGTTACGATTTTGAAAAGGAAAGCGCAATGTTTGGCTTCTTGATTGCTTTTGCTGGCAATGTCTTTGAAATCGGCAGTGATATGAGCATAAGCCAAAACATTGATGGGCTATACGCAATCGGCTCTGGCAGTGACTACGCGCTTGGCGCATTGTCTGGGGCGGTGCCGAACATAACGGAAGCGCAAATTCTCAAGGCGTTAGCAATTGCCGCCAAATATGACATTAACACCAGCGCACCTTTCCAGATTGAGATACAAAAAGTTTAGCCTTTGGCGTGTCAGCGGGCGGCTGTAGGGTAGTTTGTGTCACCCTATGACAACACGAAAGGAACGGAAAATGGAATTGTTTTTATTAGGAACGGGAACTGTACTTGCAATGCTGCTCATCTTTTGGATGGTGTTCAGCAATGATGATTTTCTAGGCGATGAACTGCGTAAATCACCTTTTGATGGTGACAATAATGCGTGAGCCATTGTTTTCAATTCATACACATTCTGATGGTCATATTGCTCTTTATTTAGAGGAACAGGATGCAGTAAAGGATTTAGTCCAGGATATTGTCGGCGCTTATGACTTATCTGATCTAGATTTATTGCAGGCAACCGCTGGCAAAAGCATCAAATCTGAAGATTACTTTAACGAACTGGATTTTGCCCGTGATGAGTTAAGCGAAAATGCCCCGCTTGTTTGCAATATGAGTGAAGAAGAGGCGCTTATTTTGGCTGAAGATTTGATTCGTGCGGTTAAGTTTGGGCGTATTAGCCGTGAGGCAAAAGAGAATTACCCAATACTGAAGGCAATCAAGTAATGTCAAAAGCCAAACAAAAAGGCACACTTGCCGAAACTGCGCTTGTGAAATATCTGCAAACTGCAGGATTTCCTGGCGCTGAACGGCGTGCGCTTGCTGGTGTCAACGATCTTGGAGATATAACAGGTACACCTTGTTTGGCTTGGGAAGTTAAGAATCACAAAAGTTACAGTATTCCCGCTTGGCTGAAGGAAACTAAAGTTGAGCAGGAAAATGCCGAGGCTGACTTTGGCATTTTGGTTGTAAAGCCTAACGGCGTTGGCTTAGATGCTGGCAAATGGTGGGCGATTATGACCGTGGAAGATATAACAAACTTATTGCGTGATGCGGGTTATGGCAATCAGCGGTGAACTCATTTGAATTCTTTGTTGATTTGCCAAAATTCAACCACGCAAAGTGTGCGGAGATTGAGGATAAGGATTTATTCTTTCCAGATAGCCGTAAACACGAAGCAGAAAGACTGCACCAACTCAAAACAATATGTGCGAGTTGTATTCACAGTAAGGAGTGTTTGGAGTACGCACTAGAAAAACAGATTACCTACGGCATTTGGGGTGGCTCATCGCCAGCCGAAAGAGATGCCGTTGCGGTCAATAATGGCAAGATCAATGAGTTCAAAGGAATTTCATTGATTATTGTTCAATTGACCAAAAAAGGGGTTTCTGCCAACGAAATTGCAGTTCAACTTGATACATCGCTTGGCTATGTACGGCGTGTATTGCGTAAGTTGACGGCAACTGAACAAGGAGCAGCACCATTACACAAACAGACAAAAGACTCATCAAAAGGCTTGCGCTGATTATGATTGTTAGCGTATTGACTTCGATCGCAGTTCAAACAGTTATGGCACCACCTGCAGTGCCACAATCGGTGATCTACAAAGATCGGCCGCCGTTAATGCAGGTAAATCCAAGGGAAGTAGCCCGCGAGTTACTAACCACAAAACAGTTCAAGTGTTTTGATTCTTTAATGAAGAAGGAAAGCGCTTGGCAAGATAAAGACAATCCAACCAGCACCGCATCAGGTGTTGGACAATTATTGGATGGTACTTATCGCAATCTAGGAATGAAGCGCAGTGATTCCACTGTTGCTCAAACGATTGCAGCACTTGCCTACATAGGCAGAAAATATGGTTCTGGCGGCCCTTGTGCAGCCTGGAATCATTTTAAACGCAAAAACTTTTATTGATGGGGGTCAATATGAGCGTTGAATCAGGAAAAGGTGTTGTGGATTTTGACCCCAACACCGCTGCTTGGTTGGAGCAATATAAATCTGCTCTTGCCAAGATAAAAGAACTGCAAGAAGTTGCAGATGTAGCCCGTTCGCACATTGAACAGGCTTTGGGCGATAATGAACTGGGTATGTTTTTAAACCGCCCTGTTGTTCGTTATTCATTTGTTGAATCCAAGCGCTTTGACACCAAACGCGCCCGTGAAATCTTGCCTACGCAAGTTATAGAGGCTCTTGAGGTAGTATCTACTTCCCGCAGATTCTCTATTGTTGAGGACAATTAACAAATGACATTTACGCCTTTGAACACACCAGCACAACAATTAGCCGTTGAAATCGGTGGCATTATCAGTGATGCGAGTAAGTTCTCACCGCGAAGCCAACAGGTTTACATCGGCCCAAGTGAAGTAGGACAGGAATGTGTACGCAGACTTGCCTACAAGTTGCTGGATTGGGATAAGGCAAATGAATCGGGTGGCGGTAGTTGGGCTGCAAATGTCGGCACCGCCATCCATTCATTCCTTGAAGGTATTTTCAGCAAGATGCCAGAGCGTTATGAAGTTGAGCAAAAGGTTAAAATCCGCGCCAACTTATCAGGCACCATTGATCTTTACGATATTGAAAAAGGTTATGTGCTGGACTGGAAAACAACATCACCCGCAGGCGTAAAAACCAAGCGCAGTGAAGGTGCAACCAGTCAACAGATCACCCAAGTGCAACTTTACGGCTACGGAAAAGCGCAAACAGGTGTGACTGTTAACAAAGTTGGCTTGATTTACTTGCCAACTGGCGGCTCCATTGACGATATGCACGTTGAATTGTTTGATTATGATGAAGAAGCAGCCCTAGCAGCACTTGCTCGCCTAGATTCTGTTTACACATTGTTATCAACAATAGATGTTGAGGAAAATCCTGCTATGTGGCCGCTGATTCCTGCATCACCAAGCCGTATGTGTATGTATTGCCCGTATTACCGACCATTTTCAACTGATCTAACCGTTGCTTGCAATGGAGATACCGAAGTGACAAATGTGTGAGCGTGACGGTTGCGCTTGCGGTATGCCAGAGAAAACAGTCAATGACATTGCAAAAGAATTAGCAGAGTTGACACCACCAGAGTTAGACACAAACTAACACCCAACCAAAAAGAAACGGGGGAAAGCCAAATGGCTTTTTCAGCACCTAGCAGTAATACAGAATCAGTAAAGGTTGCCGATCTAAACGGACACCTTTTAATTCTTGAACCGATTGAATACAAAACAGGCATACCGACAGTTCACGGCGATGCAGATGCAATTGAAGTAAACATCAATGACTTGGACACAGGGTTTTCACACCCGTCAGTGTTGTTTTTCAATGTTGCACTAAAGAACTCACTTAAATCTAAAATTGGGCAGAAAGTCCTAGCCCGTATTGGTCAAGGCGCTGCTAAGCCTGGCAAATCGGCACCGTGGATTTTGCTAGATGCAACAGGTGATGCGGAAGCAGTGGCAAAGGCAAATGCCTTTATTGCTGGCGCACCTGCGGTAGCCTCTGCACCAGCGGCGGCGGTTGCCAGCGCCAATATCAATGATGCCGCTGTTCAAGCATTGCTTGCGCAGTTAGGTGCAAAACCAGTTTAACAATAAGTTTCTTGGGGCCTACCTTTCACCCTAAGAAAACAGGCGTTGTGATGGCTCACTGGGCGGGAATGTATCGGGGGATACACCATTAGGTTCGATTCCTAAAACGCCGCGTAAGACTTAATGATTTGGGGAGCAAATGAGACTAATTAACGCAGATTGCATTCAGGCGATGAAAGAAATGCCTGATAACAGCGTGGATTCAATTGTCACTGACCCGCCTTATGAATTAGGTTTTATGGGCAAGAGTTGGGATGCAACTGGCATTGCTTTCAATGTTCAGGTGTGGCAAGAGGCGCTGCGGGTGTTAAAACCTGGCGGCCATTTGATCGCTTTTAGCGGCTCACGCACTTATCACCGTATGGCTGTTGCTATTGAGGATGCAGGATTTGAAATCCGCGACCAGATTATGTGGGTTTATGGGTCGGGATTTCCTAAGTCGCATAACATCTCAAAAGGAATTGATAAAGCGGCAGGTGTCGAGCGTGAAGTTGTTGGTATATCAAACACAGCCGTTGGAGTATTTGCTCATTCAGGCAGTGGCGTACCGCAAGACATTGAAAAATATGCTAACTCTAGAAACATCACCGCCCCTGCCACCGCCGCCGCGAAGCAATGGCAAGGCTGGGGAACTGCACTAAAACCAGCACACGAACCAATGGTTCTTGCTCGCAAGCCACTGATCGGCACTGTTGCAAACAATGTGTTGACTTATGGCACTGGCGGGTTGAACATTGATGGGTCGCGGGTTGGTACAACTGTTGAAACCTGGCCAGCATCAAGAAGTTATGCACCTGGACAATTGCAACCAGGTGGCAAGGGTGAAACTCAAGCAACTGGTGATGTACCAGCAGGCCGTTTTCCCGCCAACTTTATTCACGATGGCAGTAATGAGGTTGTGGCGTTGTTTCCTAACAGCAAGGGAAACGGTGCAACTGGCGGTGGTGAAGGTGGTATCTGGACAACAGGTAACAAGCAACAAGTATCACCAGGATTTACCGACAGTGGCAGCGCCGCCCGATTCTTTTACTGCGCCAAGGCAAGCAAGCGTGACAGGAATGAAGGGCTTGACGGGTTTGAGGAAAAAACAACATTGATTTATTCTGAAAAAGCGCAGGGGCCGTTACCACAACAAACGCCGTCAGTACCATCCCCCCGCGCTAATCATCACCCAACGGTGAAACCAACATCATTGATGCAATACCTGGTGCGCCTTGTGACACCACCGAACGGCATTGTTCTCGACCCATTTATGGGTAGCGGTTCAACTGGCAAGGCGTGTGCGTACGAGAACTTTGACTTCATTGGAATAGATCAATCAGCAGAATATGTAGAAATTGCAAGGGCGCGTATCTTTTTTGCAATTGCAACTAATGATGAGAAGTTGCCATTATGAGTAATTTATTGCCAATCGCATTGCGATTCTTGACCGAAGGCATATCAGTTGTTCCAACCGCCGCAGACGGCAGCAAGCGACCTGCCTTAGCCTGGGAAAGATTTCAAAAAGAACTGCCAACGCCTGATGAATTGATCGGCTGGTTTAAAGACGGTGTAAATGGCATTGGCGTGGTCACTGGCGAAGTCAGTGGCAACTTAGAGATGTTAGAACTTGAAGGTCGCGCTGTAGCGGAAAAGATGCACCTGGAGATTGCAGAGATCGCAAACAATTCAGGGCTAGGCGATCTTTGGCAGCGCCTAAACAGTGGTTATGTTGAACTCACGCCATCTGGCGGGTTGCATTGGTTGTATCGGGTCACAGATTGTTCATTGCCAGGCAATACCAAACTTGCCCGTAAGCCTGGAGAAAACGGCGGTGTGGATGTATGGGCCGAAACGCGTAGCGAAGGTGGCTTCACAATCACCGCGCCCAGCGGCGGCACAACTCACCCTAGCGGTGGCAGTTGGACCTTAATCGGCGGCTCAATTGAAACAATTCCAACCATTACAGCCGCAGAACGCACTGCACTTCACGCACTTTTTGCAATGTTTGATGAAATGCCAAAACCTGAAATTATGCGCCAGGAAGTTGTTGCC